AGTGAGGGAGTTACATCAAGACCACTAGGCGAGTTTCCAGACGAGGTAGTATAGTATGGTTAGTATCTTAGGTGCTAATTCAGTAAGTGGCGGTTACGAAGTAAGTAACTCTTTAAGATTTAATGATGATGATAGTGCTTATCTAACAAGAACAAATAGCGGCGGTAATAGAAAGACTTGGACTTGGAGTTCTTGGGTAAAAAGAAGCGAAATTCCATCAAGTGGTAGTCAACAATTTATATTTACATCAAATAATACTACTAATTATTCATCAATGTTTTTTGATGAAAGCACTAACAGATTTAATTTTTATAATTATTCTGGTGGATATGTAGATAGATTAGAAACCAATGCAGTTTATCGCGACCCTAGTGCATGGTACCATTTTTTTATAAAACACGATTCCACCCAATCAACTGAAGCAGATAGATTAGAACTTTATGTCAATGGAGTAAAAGTCACAAGTTTCGCAACTGCAAATTATCCTACTCTCAACTATGATAGTTACATGAATGTATCAGGCTACAACAATATCATTGGTAGGCAACAAGTAGGTGATTCAGCTTTATTTGATGGATATTTAGCAGAAATTCATCTTATTGACGGAACTGCAAAAGCACATACGGACTTTGGAGAGTTTAACGATAACAATGTTTGGATTCCAAAAGAATATACAGGAAGCTATGGCACTAACGGAGTTTATTTAGAGTTTAAACAAACAGGAACAAGTGCAAACTCTAGTGGTATAGGTGCAGATACATCTGGTAATGATAATCATTTTACACCAAATAATCTTGCAGCTACTGATGTGACTACAGATACTTGTACTAATAATTTTGCTACATTTAATTCATTATTTACAAGAACATCAGTCAATCCTACTTTTTCAGAGGGCAATCTCAAGGTAGTACAAGGTGATTCTAACGGAATAGCTTATTCAACAATAGGTGTATCTAGTGGTAAATGGTATGTAGAAATAAAGGTAGATGCTGTAGGCACTGCTACTTCTTGTGGAATTTTAGAACCTGCAGCTTATGACAATGGCAACCCTGACACACAAGCACTTTATTATCAAAGTAATGGTAATAAAAATAATAAAGGCACAGCTAGTTCTTATGGTGCGAGTTACACAACAAATGATATTATTGGTATTGCTCTTGACGCAGACAACGGAACATTAGCATTTTATAAAAATGGTTCTTCTCAAGGGAATGCTTTTACAGGATTAGACACCGATACTACTTGGTTAATTGGTTGTCATGGATATGGTTCATCTGCTAGTCAATCTGGTAATTATGGCAACCCTGCATTTGCAATATCAAGTGGCAACGCAGATGCAAATGGATATGGTAACTTTGAATACGCAGTGCCTAGTGGATTTTATTCATTATGCACAAAAAACCTAGCGGAGTTTGGATAATGGCTTATACAACAATAGATAACCCTTCAGAACATTTTGATACCTTAACATATTCAGGTACAGGCTCAACTCAATCTATTACTGGTTTAGACTTCAAACCTGATTGGGTTTGGATAAAAAAAAGAAATGAAGCAGCGTATCATCAGTTATTTGATTCAGTAAGAGGAGTAACCAAAGGATTATTTTCAAATACTAATGACGATGAAGCAGTAGATTCAGGAAATTTACAATCGTTTATAAGTGGTGGATTTACAGCAGATGGATTTAATGGAACAAATGCCTCTGGTGGCACTTATGTAGCATGGAACTGGTTAGCTTCAAATACAACTGCTTCTAATACTGATGGCTCAATTACATCTACAGTATCAGCCAATCAAACCGCAGGATTTAGTATTATGACATATACAGGTAATGGCTCTGATAATTCTACGATAGGTCATGGATTAGGAAAAGCACCTTCTATGATAATTATAAAAGGTCGTAGTAGTGTAGAGGATTGGATGATTTATCACAAAGATTTAACCGCAGGTAGTGAAATTATATTAAACAGTACCGCTGCTCAAGCTGATGATACTAACAATGCAACTTGGGGAGATAATCACCCTAGTTCAGTTGGCTCAAGTACATTTGCAGTTGGTTATGCAGGAGATAGTAATGCAAACGGAACTACCTATGTTGCCTATTGTTTCGCAGAAATAAAAGGCTACTCTAAATTTGGCAAGTATACAGGTAATGGAACAGGAACTTTTGGACCATTTGCAGATGGACCATTTGTTTATACAGGATTTAAACCCGCTTGGGTAATGATTAAAAGAACAAATGGTGCGAATGGTTGGACTATTTTTGATAACAAAAGAGACCCTCATAATATTGTGGGTAATCAATTAAGTGCTAATTCAAATTCTGCAGAAGAAGGTGATGCTTCACACCATTCAGAAAGAGATTATTTATCTAATGGTTTTAAATTAAAAGGAAATGGTAATGATATTAATGCCAATGGTGGCACATACATCTACATGGCATTTGCAGAACATCCATTTGTAAGTAGTAAAGGAGTGCCAGTAACGGCAAGGTAGAGTATGTTTGGTGTATCTTCTTTTGGTCAATATTCTTTTTCAGGATATACTGATCAACCAGTAAACTTAGAAGGTGTTCAAGCTACAATAAGCTTAGGAAATCTCTCTGCTGTTGCAGCAAATGCTGATGTTACTCCAGGAACTAATGTAAGTAATATCTCTATTGGTGATCTGACTTTTGTTGGAGCGGCCAATGTAACTCTTAGTGGCAACGCGCTTACATCGAGCCTTGGTTCTATGACACCAAAGGCAGCTGCGGACGTGACTGTCACCACTAATTTAGCAGGAACCGTAGGAGTGGGATCTGTAACAATCGTGGCCAAAGCAGTAGAAGCTTTAGGCACTAACTTATTGACATCTTCGGTCAACGGACCGGGTGTCGTGACTTGGAATGATATTGACGTAAATGCAAGTCAAACATGGACAAACGTGGAAACATAATATAAATTTGGAGGTACTATGGCATCAACATTTTCTACATCACAAAAATTCGAATTAATCACCACAGGTGAAAAAGCAGGTTTATGGGGATCTACAACTAACACCAATCTACAATTGGTAGAAGAAGCTGTTGGTGGTTTTCTATCCTTAAATGTGGCCTCATCAGATCAGGCCCTATCTATTAGTAATGGCGCATCGTCTAATGGACGAAACATGACTATTAAGTTTACAGGCACTTTAGCAGCAAATAGAAGTGTGACTGTACCTGATTCGATTGAAAAAATTTATTTAATAGAAGATGGTACAACAAGAAGTACAAGTGACTATACTCTAACTTTTAAAACCGCATCGGGATCAGGTGTTGTGATGCCGGTTGGTTCTAAGATGCTAGTATACTCTGATGGCACAAACATCGTGCAATTAGCGGTAGAAAAAGGTTATCATTCGATTGATAGAAATTATACAGCGGTGAATAATGATCAATTGATTATTGATACGAGCGCCGCGACTAGACAAGTGACATTACCAGCATCTCCTAGTGTTGGTAATCAAGTTACTTTTATAGATGCAAAAGGTTCCTTTGGTTCTAACAATTTAACAATCGCAAGAAACGGTTCTAATATTAACGGATCTGCAGCTAACTTAACCGTCTCAACAAATGGAGAGGCTTTTACCTTAGTCTTCTTGAACGCGACTCGTGGTTGGTCATATAAAGATAAAATTTAAGGAGAGTAAATGGCTCTCATCACCTTAGATTTTTTACCTGGGATAGACAAACAAGATACCACCAAAGGTGCAGAACGTCGTTTTGTAGATTCTAATAATGTACGTTTTCGATATGGACTGCCTGAAAAAGTAGGTGGTTGGTCTTCTCTTTTAACAGATAAGATAGTAGGTGTTGTAAGAAATCAACACCCGTTTACAGATTTAGACGGTAATAGGTACGTGGCCCTCGGAACGGACAAGTTCTTATTATTATACTTTGAAGGTCAACTATTTGATATTACACCAATAAGAAGTTCTTTGACTTCTTCAACAATGGCTACTACTGATGAATCAGCCTCTGTTACAATTACCACAAGCTCTGCTCACGGAGCAAAAGCCGGTGACATCGTGCAATTAGATAGTGTCACTTTACCTGGTGGTACAGGTCTCAGTGCATCTAACTTTGAAGATGTTAAATTTCAAATTATTACAGCACCTAGTACAACAACTTTTACAATTACATCAACCGCAGCTGCTACAGCTACAGTTTCTACAGGGGGTTCTATTACTTGTAAGTTTTATGAAACTGTTGGTCCAAGAGAACAAACTTATGGTTATGGTTGGGGTGTTAGTAATTGGGGTGGCACCGTTGATTCTGCAACAGCAACAACAGTTAATGAAGCTTTGGATGCATCAGAAACAACAATCACATTAACAAGTGCTGCATCTTTTCCTACAGCAGGAACGATTTTGGTAGACTCAGAACTTATTACATATACAGGTAAATCTACAAATGATTTAACAGGTTGCACAAGAGGAGCTTCTGGAAGCACTGCAGCAACACACAGTGATGGTGCTACTGCTACCGATGCATCTGACTTTGGTGGATGGGGTGTGGCTGTGAAAGCTGATCAAGTACAACTAGAACCAGGTCTTTGGTCCTTAGATAATTTTGGTCAAGTATTAGTTGCAACAGTTTCAAACGGAAAAACTTTTACATGGAATTCTGGAGCTACAAGTGCTACGTCTAATAGAGCATCAACAAGCACTTCTAGTTTTCTTACCTCTAATAATCCGACTGCATCAAGAGCTACCTTAATATCACCTACCACAAGACATTTAATTCACTTTGGTACAGAAACAACGATAGGAACAACTAGCACACAGGATGATATGTTTATCAGATTCTCAGACCAAGAAGACATTAACACTTTTACACCTTCTGCTATTAATGCCGCTGGTACACAACGATTACAAGATGGAACAAAAATAGTCGGTGCTTTGAAAGCAAAAGAAACAATTTTGATATGGACTGATACCGCTTTGTATACTATGAAATTTATTGGTGCCCCTTTTACATTTGGTTTTGAACAAGTAGGTACCAACTGTGGTTTGATTGGTAAGAATGCAGCTGTTGAAATAGATGGTGTTGCTTATTGGATGAGTAATAATGGATTCTTTTTATTTGATGGTACAGTTAAGTCACTGCCTTGTTCCGTCGAAGACTTTGTTTATGATGATATTGATTTAACTAAGGGTCAACAGATTACAGCAGGTGTCAACAATCTGTTTACAGAGATTATTTGGTGGTATCCTGCATCAGGAGAAAATTTTAATAATAAATTAGTTGCTTATAACTATTTAGAATCTATGGGTTCTCAAGTGCCTGGAGGTATTTGGTACAACAGCACAGAAGGTCGTACATCATGGATGGATTCTAAAATCTATCCTAAGCCTTACGCAACATCTTATGCATCTAGCGACACCGGTACCTTTCCTACAATACAAGGTGTTACTGGACTAGGTGGTACAACGTATTTTGAACACGAGGTTGGTAATAATCAAATCAATACTGACGGATCGAGCACCGCGATTAGTTCTTTTGTAAAATCATATGACTTTGATTTAGAGGGACAGGGTACAGAAGGGGATAAGTTTTTATCTGTTCGTCGTTTTATACCTGATTTTAAATCATTGGAAGGCACGGCTAAAGTAACGCTGGCCGTGAAACGTTTTCCGTCACAAGATGATTCATCAACAGGTTTAAGTCCTTTCTCTATTACATCTGATACAACTAAAAAAGACACACGAGCTCGTGGTCGATATATAAATATTAAAATAGAAAACGATGACATTGATCAAAGCTGGAGATTTGGTACATTCAGTTTAGATGTGCAAGCAGACGGAGGTAGATAATGGCAAAAATAAATGTTAAAATACCAGAACCAAAAGAAGAATATGATACATCTAACCAAAAACAAATAAATAGATCTATAACTACAATTATTGAACAGTTAAACTCTACTTATTTAGATGAAATTAAACAGGAGCAAGAAAGATTTTCTTGGTTTATAAGTGGCTAATATATATAAAAATGCAAAAGTAGATTTAACAACTACAGATATTACAACATTATATACAGCACCTTCTAACTCTAGAGCGATTGTAAAATCTATATTGGTATGTGATGATAGTAATAATGGAAGTACAATTACACTAACATTAACGGATGCAGCTAGTGCTATTTTTGTATTATTTGATGTAAAAACTATAGCTGGTCACGCAACAGAACAATTATTGAGTGAACCATTAATATTACAAGAAAGTGAAATATTAAAAGTAACCGCTGCAGATGCTAATAGATTGCATGTTGTAGCATCAATATTAGAAATAAGTAGAGATTAAGGAGGTAAAAATGGTATCTTTTGTAGAAAAAGGCAAAACTGAAGTAATAGTCAATGGCACCGTTATAAAAGACGTTGAGATTGAGACTGAAGTAACAGTTAAAAACCTTAAAACAAACGCTGAATATAAGTCTGATGAAGAAGCTGAGAGCGATGTCAACAATCCAGGTACTGACACGAAACAAGAAGATATATCTAGAAGTGTCAATATAAAAGTAGCTAAGCTACCGGATGTTATATCCAAATCAGAGGATGAGTAGTTGATTTTTGAGGCAAAAAAAAGTAATGTATTTATGATAGATACTGGTAAATTATACGATATTACCGTAGCTTTTGGACTTTATAAGTCGTTTCCTCGCTATAAAGATCACACGTTCGAGGACGTGCTTCAACACATCGCCCCATCCGTAGATTTGAATCAGTACAGGATTCACTACAAAAATGGTTTACCTTACGCTTTTACGAATTGGGCTTTTTTAAATAAGGATGCAGAAAAAAGATTTATGACAACCGCAGAACTAAACCCTGAAGATTACAATAGTGGAGACATTCCTTGGCACGTTGATACAATCTGTATTGATGATGTTAAATCTGTTATGAAATGGACTAAACAATACTTTACTGATTTACTAGGATGTAATAAACCTGTAAAATGGCTTCGTGTAAGTGATGATGAAGTTATTACAAGAACTGTAACTAGATACACAAAGGAACATTATGGGATCAATTAAAAAAGCATTAAAACCTGTCACAAGAGTTATTGATGATATTATCCCTAATGAAATAAAACCTGCTCTACCTTATATTGCAGCTACGTTTGGTGCACCGTACCTAGCAGGCTCTAGTTTATTTGGTGGCATTGGAAATTTAGCTTTACGAAAAGGTTTAGCTGGTGGTATTGCTAATCTTGGAACACAAGCTTTATTAGGTAAAAAAATTAATCCAACTTCTGCTTTATTTTCTGCAGCGACAGCGGGTGGTGGTCAATTTTTACAAGACTCTCCGTTTTTTCAAGACTCTAAATTTGCAAAATCCGTAGGTGAGTTTATTTCTCCAGATAAATTAGGTGGTATGAATTTAAAAGAAGCTTCTACTGCAGCAACAACACCTTTAACAGCAGG